GTTTAGGGGGGGGTGGGGTTAAAGGTTGCTCTATGGGTTAGATTGCTTCAAATGTGAGTCCACCATCTTTTACCTTGGAGCAAGTAACCAAAATGGTAAGGAACTCCCCAGGTGGTAAGGTTGGGACATCTATTTTACCGCTTAAAAGTTTTTTCTTTGTTTGATAAAGGATGGATTTTGGCTGAAAAGGGCCGGTTCTCAACATAAAGCGTTGCCCGTCATATTGCACAAAAGTGTATTGTTTCACGATTATAGGGTTTAGGGAGTAGGGTTAAAGGTTGCGTAAGGATTCATTTACAATATGGATGTGGTCGTGGTTGACCTTGAGTTTGCCCATATAACCGCTGATAACGATTTCAGCGGATGGATTCCCAATCATCGTCAAAGCGTGTTCATATTGGCGAAGTGTTGGGATGTACGATCCACCGGCTGTGGGATAGTCAAACTTGGACTTCGCACGGTTGGCCTCCATTTTCGCAATTTTGCGTTGGAATGCGGCTTCGGCCTTGGCTTCACGCTGTTCAGGGGTTAGCGTTGGTTTGTAGGAACGGCGGTAGTTCATAGGGTTTAGGGGTTGAATTGTAAATCAAAGTTAAAACGGTCAATCGTCAGTTGCGACCTTCATCGTCAAATTATTTTTTTATTTTTTTTCATCAACATCGTCAAGACTGTCAATCGTCAATCGTCAAGATCGTCAATCGTCAACCTATCGTCAATCGTCAATCGTCAATCGTCAAGCCAGAGGTCCTGGATCGGTGATGTCCAAAAAAGTGGACAATGTCCAGAAAAGTGGACAAAACGACCTAAAAAGTATACATGTCCAAAATATTGGACAGTTTGCGGTCTGGCCCTGGATCGGGCAAAGATAGGCCCAAAGGCCTAAAAATATCTGAAAAATATTTTTATAAATGCGGCGCAATTAATGAGGCCCGCTGTATTTTTGCTATACATTAAACCCCTAAACAATGAAAACACAAGCCAAGCCCCAAATTAAAGAAACAGTTATTGCCGTTTATCTTGCTTTAGCTGTTGCAGCTGTTTTAGGTAATCTTTTATTTAACGTCCTAAACTATTATTTAACCCTTTAACCCTTTAACCCCTAAACCCTAAAAACTATGTTCAACACTACAGAAGCCCCAACACGTTACAATACTGAACAGATTATGTGGCTAAAGCATATGCTCAGGCTTGGCGAAAATAAGCTATTAAGCGCAGGTTCTACCAATGCGAAAACAGCTAAGAACGATCTTAAGACCTTTATTCTTTATTTGGCCCCTGCTGATCAGAACAGCAAAGGTATTAATATATGCCCGGCCGCTGATACCTGCAAGGCCCCATGCTTATTCACGGCGGGCCGTGGCGCTTTTAATAGCGTCCAGGCCGCAAGGATCGCCCGTACTGAGTTCTACATTAACCACCGTGACGAGTTCGCCCGCGCTTTGGTTAATGAGCTGTCAAAGCTTTATACCAAAGCCCTAAACACGGGCCAAAAATTTGCCGTACGTTTAAACGGTACGTCCGATCTTGACTTTATCGCAATATTAAAGAACAGAACCGGTACCGACATTTTAGAGACCTTTGGAACGGCTATAGACTCTGACCGTGCGGGCCTTGTTTTTTACGATTATACGAAGCTTATCGGCAAAGTTCGCAAATATGCCGGGACTAATTACACGCTTACTTTTAGCTATCAGCCCGGCAATTTAGAACAATGCAGCGAAGCCCTAAGTTTAGGCGCAAATGTTGCGGCCGTGTTTCGTGATCAGCTGCCCGCCGTTTGGGCAGGATCGCCCGTAATAGACGGCGATCTGTCAGACATAGAGATGTTAACCAATAAGGCCAAAATATTAGGTCTTAAGGCCAAAGGCCAGGCCCGCAAGGATACGTCAGGCTTTGTGATTGATCCCGCCTAAGAGATCACCACAGCGCAAAAGATAGGCCCCAAATGGGGCCTTTTTTTTTGGCCCGTACTTTGGGCAGGTTGAGGGGGTGAGAGGTTGAGAGGTCAGGGGGCTGAGGGTCCCGCCAAACAGACCCCGCCCCAAAAAACTAACTTTGCCTGAGCAATCCCCAAAAGAGGGGCCGAAAATAAGGACCCCTAATTTGGGCCGTCCTGCTTTGGGCCGGTGACCTTGACCGGTGACCTTTGGCCCGGTGATCAGGCCCGGCGATTGGATGACATCCAAAAGAGAGGCAAAAAGAAAGGACCCCTAATTTGGGACGATCGGCCCAGGGTCTGGCCCGTATGCCCTGCCAGACTTTGGCCCTGTGGCCCTGGTTCTGTCGCTGTGGCCCTGCAATAGGGGCGAAAAGAAAAGGCCCCTAATTTGGCGAAGCCCTGCAGCCTGTGGCCCTGTGGCCCGTATGCCCGGCCCGCCCGTAGTGTATAGTAAATAGGGCAAACCCGCCCATTTTTGTGGACAGTGGGGCGAGTTCCCCTCCCCACATTATTTCTCACCCCTTAACACAGTTCAACAAAATGGCTAAAATTTGATGCCTTTTTGACGCTGTTTTTAGACTCTTTTTGGTGTGCAAAATGCGACTCAAACGAAAATGAGCATAAGATTTAATATAAGTGTTTATATTCTATATAGATGTCTATATGTTATATAGATGTCTATATTAAATATAGATGTCTATATATTATATAGACACTTATATATATAGTAAGGGATAAAAAACAAATTGCGCCCTTTGTGGATAGAAACACCTTTTTTGTGCAAAAGGGGTACCCCCCATTTTTTTTGGGCGAATTAAACTTGACTTGTGGTAATTTTGTGGGTGCATGGCGATACATGACTTTGTAAAGAGGAAGAAGGCTGAGGTTATTGAGGAGGATGATTCTAAGGCTCCTGAGAGCGTTCCGAGTGCTGAACCGAAGGCAGAGATACCTGTCCTCTTAAACGCTCGTTCTACGAAGCCTAAGACGGTCACGAGGCGAGATATCCGGGACTTGCTTGATGCCGACTTGGACAGGACGATTGGCGGGGTGAAGCGGATGGATGCGTTGATTGCCCGATTGGTCACGGAGGCGATTCGTGGCAATATGCGGGCGATGGAATTGGCCTTGGCCTATTTGTATGGCAAGCCCCAGCAGCAGACCACGGCACCGAACACGGGGCCTTTTGTTCTTGAGTTGACTGAACCCATCGTGGATGAAACTAACGGCGAGACAGAGTCAGGCGTATAAGATGGCTTTGTCGGGGGAGAAGCAATTCATCCTCTTTGGCGGAGCCTATTGCGCCGAGTAGGTAAAACCATTATATTTGCAATAAAAAGCGATGAAGCAAATTGATGGATTTGACAAGAGGTATTTCTGCGATGAGTCGGGAGCTATTTATAGCGACAACTATAAGAACTCAAAAACGCTGAAAGCGATAAAGCCAGCCTTAGACCACAAGGGATACCTTCGCACTATGCTCCTTGACGAGAATGGCGAGTACCGAACCATAAAGGTTCATAGGATTATAGCCTTAACGTTTATTCCAAAGGTTGATGGCAAGAATCACGTGAACCACAAAAACGGCATAAAGACGGACAATAGGGTTGAAAACCTTGAGTGGTGCGACAATCGTGAGAATATCATTCACGCATATAAGAACAATATGATTAGCCTCAACTATGGCGAGAATCACCATAGAAGCATCTTGGGGAAGATATCCGCTAAAGAACTCCTCCAAGCTTACAGCGATTTGAAAAGCATAAAATTGGTGGCAGAGAGATATAAATTTGACCGACACGCAGTATCAAGGAATCTCAAACGTTTATTAAGTGAAACTCACATCCAGACAAAGTCAAGCGTATAGGATGGCGCTATCCGGGGAGAAGCAGTTTATTCTCTTCGGTGGTGCCATCCGGTGACGGGGCGGTAAAACATACTGCCTCCTTCTAACCTTTATCTCCCTCTGCTCTAAATACCCAGGCAGCCGGTGGGTGATTATCAGGCAGAGTATGCCCACGCTTCAGCGGACAACGCTGGTGACCTTCACCTCTCTGATGAACCAAGGCTTAGGCACGCACGTTGCCTCTTGGGACAAGCAGGCGCAGATTGTGCGGTTCACCAACGGCTCCGAGTTAATCTTTATGGGCGAGAATTACGATACCGATAAAGACTTTGACCGCTTTAAGGGCTTGGAGATTAACGGCGGTGGGATTGACGAGATTAACGAGTGCCAGGAAGGACTCCTTTACAAGGTCTTGGAGCGTGCCGGTTCGTGGTTGAATTGCGAAGGCCGACCGCCCATTGTCGTGATGGCCACTTGCAACCCAAGCAATAATTGGGTGAAGGAGTTGATTTACGACAAGTGGAAGGAGAACGACCTTCCCTCCACCTGGGCCTACATCCCATCCAAAATCACAGACAACCCCCACATACCCGAAGATTACCTTCAATCCCTCCGGGACAATATGCCCGAATACGAGTACAAGCGATTCGTGGAGGGCGATTGGGAGGTGCAGGAGAAACCCGAAAACCCCTTCTTCATCTCTTACGAAGCGAAGAAGCACGAATCCCACAACGCTTCCTTCAACCCGAACCTACCCATTTACATCTCCCTTGACTTCAACCTGCAACCCTTCTGCGGTCTGGTGGCGCAGATGTGGACGGATAGCCAAGGAGACCACGTTCACATCGTTGACGAGTTCCAGGTCGTTGATGGGAGCATCCCCAAGATGGTGGACACCATTAAGGCCAAGTACGCCCCCTTCCTGTTCTCCTGCCTGCTCACGGGCGATGCAATGGGCAAACGGGGCGATTTATCGCAGAGGGACAATGCCAACTATTACGAACAATTAGCGAGGGGCCTGGGATTGGCGCAGAGGCAGATCAAGGTTGCTCCGAACCCCAAGCACGAGAACAGCCGGGCGCAATGCAATTACCTACTCCAATTCCACCCCGATATAAAGGTGAACCCCAAGACGGCTCCCGGCGTGGCGAGGGACATGAAGATGGTGGCGTGCGATGCCGCTGGCAACATCATAAAGCGAAACCGATACATCATTACCCAACAGTCCGACTTTGCCGACTGTTTTCGGTATCTTTGCAACAGCTTCTTGAGCGAATGGTACCTTAAACACCTCAAAAAGAGCGGTTACACACACTTTAACAACAATTTTGTCCCCGAACTTAAAAACCCAAGCCGATGAGTTGTCTTGAATGCACCGACTGCCCCGATATTGGCACCTTTGACATCTGCGCCGATAGCGTTGTGATTGGCTATACCACGCCAAGCGCCGCTGTTACCGTTGTGATTACCGATGTGGCCCTTGACCGCCCCTTCCGTTTCACGATGGCCACGCCCGTGTCGGGAGCGATTACCATCCCCAACGCCACGATTGATGACCTCCAAGCGTATTTCGCCATTGGCCGAACCTACGAGGTGCGGGCTTATGCGAGTTACACCGGCGGCCCATCGCCCAACCTGGATGGCGATGAGTTACCGCTGACCCTCGCTCCGACCTACACGACTCCCGAATCTTGCTTTTCCTTTCAATTCAAATACATTATCCCCTAAGCCATGATGACCAAAAAAGAACGACACGCCCCTTGCGTGTTTGCATTGCCCGAATCCTTGCGGTTTTCTTTGCCAAAGTACAACATCACCCCATCTAAACCCAATCCCATGAAAAACCTAATTCTCCCC